ATATCAAAAGATGTCCGAGGCTGGCAAGTTAGCCGCCATGGGCTCAGAGATCGAGCGCACTCGTTCTGTGCGTACTCACGATCATCAAGACCTCCTCGACCATCTGCAATCAAACAACGGACATATCATGGGCCGCCATGCTCAGTACCGTAACACCCACGAAGATGAGCACATCCCAGGGGTCCGCCCCATCGATCCTAACTACGATCACGAACTCACTCACCGTGAATTGATTGCCCTCCACAATCATGACCATAACAAGTATGCTGATGAACAGCACACCACCATTGACGGAGAGCACTTCCACCACTAATGAATTGCTATAAGTGCAAACACGAACTCCTGATGGGAGTGTGCGTCGTCGATACATGCAAGTGCATCTGCGAATCCGCCCCTATCGAAGAGTACAAGACAGATGAGGTATGGTAGATGCCTGAGTTAAATCCTAATCAATTCAACCAACCTGTCGAAGAGACAGAAGAGTTGCACAGTAAAGCAAACCAAAGATTAAAGAGCCCCTGGATTCCTAACATACCTGCAGAGAGCCAGAAGTGGAACCCACTACGTGACTACACCAAGTTAGAGTGGCACCTCGACAATCATCACCTCAAGATGCAGACCACAGATCCCACAGGTAAGGTCTGGGCACCTGTTCCTAGGGAGATAGGTGACATGACACCTGAGCAGTACCATAGCCATCTCCATGCGATTGGGCACTTCCGCTTTGGGCAGGATCATCAGCACTTCACACCAAAAAGCAAGGGCGCTGGCGGAAAAACAACGGGCGGCGCTTAATGAGTAGCCCATTATCAGAGCAGTTGTTCCACGGCTCTGGGCATGTCTTCAAGACTGGTGATGTCATATCTCCTCAGAACTTTGGTGTTGCGTACAGTACGACTAACGAGAACTACGCACGCACACATGCTCAAGAGGGCAACTACCGTCCTTCACAACCTACTAAGCACTGGCAGATGCCACTCTTCTCTATGGTCTACAAGGTAGAGCCTGTCGATCACGATGAGATGACGAGTGCGACCCAGAAGTGGAACAAGGAAGTCGATGAGCCAGAAGGCTCCGATGTCCGTGTATCTAACAAAGGCTTTAAAGTTACAGGCGTGCACGAGTTCGTTCCTAAAGGCAAGCGCACCATCTGATGCTAGGTCGTCAATTCAAGGTCCCTGTTCCTGATACCGTGGCGCAACGACGCTCTGGTGGTAAGGGGCATGTCGAGGGCGATGAGTCGCACAGCGTCGTTGGTATGGTTCCTGTACATGCACTCAAGCCATTGATGGAGTTTGATCGTGCAGGTCATCAGGCAGATAGCCATAGTGCACAAAGCATCAGCAACATCGTCTCTGACATTAAATCAGGCAAGGGCATCACCAATCCTCTGATGGTGGCGTATGACCACAAGAATAAGTGGGGCGTCATCGGTGAGGGCAACCACAGACTTGCCGCCGCTATTCAGGCGGGCGTCTCGCACGTGCCCGTGACTGTCTATCGAGACTCTGGTCTAGGCACTCGCAAGAGAGAGCGTGTGGGCAACCATCTCGCCATGATCACTGACTTTGGTCGTGGAACTCCCCAGACAGAAGATTACGTCCCTACCAACATCCACCCTTCTCACTTCAAACAATTTATGTGATAGGTTGAGGTCATGATCGTGACCTTAACTAAAGAAGAAGTACGTGCATGTGCAGATATTGCACTCAACCGCTGGATGATGAAGTGGGGCTCTATTGACCGCCCTAACTATGCTGGTGACAATAAGGCGAAGTTAGAACCTGAGATTGCCGCCAATGTCCGTTCTATCGTTGCAGAGTATGCCGTGGCTAAGTTATATAAGCAGCCACTGACATTTCCGTTCTATCCTAATGAAGAACACAAGTACCGCAAAGACATCGCTGATGTGGGAACTAACATCGAAGTCAAGAGTATTCGTACTAAAGATGAGATCCCCGTATTTCCTAAGGATATTCGTGAGGGCTGGCTCCTCGTGGGCGCCCGTGTGCTCGACCGTGACTATTACTCCGAAGTAGAAGTCTATGGATGGATGCGTATGGAAGATACTCAGCGAGATGAGTGGAAGTACGCCCCAGAAGGTTCATGGCGCATACCCCTCAACGAATTCAATGACACCATCCCTGAACTGGCGTACACTCTATAAAACAACTTTTACAGGGAGAAAACTATGGCATTAGGTAATGTGGGCAATCCAGTACCACCAGTAACTTCAGCAAAACCAGGAACAGCGGCTCGCTTCCTTGAGGTAGCCCGTTCACAGGTCGGCGTCATCGAAGGTCCAAAGGACAACGAGACAATCTACGGCGCTTTCACCAAGGCTAACTTCCAAGCATGGTGCGGATCGCTCATGATGTGGTGTGCTGACAAGGCGAAGGTAAAGATTCCTAACACTGTTTTTACCCCAACAGGGGCAGCGGCGTTCAAGAAGGCAGGCAAGTGGGCTGATGCAGCAACCGCTCATCCACAGCCAGGCGACCTCGTCTACTTCTCTTTCGTTCCAAACGCTCTACCTAGTAGCCCGATTCAACATGTGGGGGTTGTCGTCAAGGACAACGGAGATGGCACCATTACCACGGTCGAGGGCAATACCTCAGCCGACAACAAGCCTAAGGGCAGCCAGAACAATGGCGGCGAGTGCGCCCTCAAGGTTCGTGGGTACAAGGCAGACAACAAGCGCCACATCTGGGCATCTGTGGTCGGTTTCGGCCGTCCAGACTACGCAGGTGCGGAAGACTCCCACCCAGCCACTCCAGCGGCTCCTAAGGCCCTCCCAGCCTTTCCAGGACAGATCAAGCCAGGCGACAAGGGTGATGGGGTCAAGTTGATCCAGCAGGCCCTAGACTTGGACGCAGATGGCGATTACGGCCCTGCAACCAAGAAGGCTATCGTTGCCATCCAAGACAGCCACGACCACCTCGACTCTAACGGAATCGTCGGTCCTGCTACTTGGGCTGAGATCATGAAGCATCTGGACTAATCCGACATATCGGACATTTCCACAAGGCCCCTCTATCCTGATAAGATAGGGGGGTTCCTTATTAGGGGGTAGAGATGACAACCATCGTGGGAGTCCAGTACGAAGATAAATGCGTCATTGTTGCTGACAATCAAGTGACCGATGAACAAGGTCGACGCTTTACTCATCCTGACATGAAGAAGATTGCCGAGAGAGGCGCCTTCCTCGTTGCAGGTAGTGGTGAGGTTAGTCCTTGCGACATCGTGCAACACTTCTGGAATCCTCCTAAACCCACCGCTGCTGATAAGAAAGATCTTTATCATTTCGTTATCACTAAGGCGATGCCTTCCATGCGGAAGTGTTTAGTTGAAAATGGCTATGACTTCAATGAAGGTAAAGGCGATGGCAAGGATGGCGGAGAGCAACGCTTCCACTTCATTATCGCAGTAGGCGGAGAGTTATTTGATGTGGGCGATGACCTGTCAGTTTGTCGGTCAGATGAGAACTGGTATGCTGTAGGCTCTGGCGCACAGTTTGCGTTGGGTGCTCTGTACATGGGCGCTCGACCTGAGGATGCGGTAGAAGCCGCCATCAAGTTCAGCGTCTATTCATCAGGACCACTACTAACCATGGAGCAATATAAGTGAGCGAAGAAGTTTTATATAAGTCCAAGCGTCAACAGAAGATTGATCTTGGCAAGATGGAGCAGCAGGCCTTTCTTCTTGAAAAGGCTCAAGAAGCGCACAAGAAGCGCTGGGAGAACGCCCAGATTCAAGCAGCAGGATTTCAATCAGTACTGGACTACGCAGTAGAGCAGTTCAATCAACACAAGGACGAATTAGAAGCAGATATGGTTACACAAACAGAAACAATGATCCAGGAACGACAAGAAGAGATCAAAGAGTTCCTCATGAAAGAAAAAGACTTGTATTTAGAGAGTATGGGAATCCAGGCTGACTGATAATAGGGGCTATGCCCCTAGGAAAACAGTTTAGAAATACATACCATATCGATGAGAACGGCCAAGAGCAGTTCAACACCGATAAGGCGACTACTCCTGTAACTAAGGACCTTCTCAAAGAAGGTGTAGCAAAGCCAGATGATTCTTACTTGGCTGCTCCTGAGCGTTCACAAGAACCCAAAGCAGGCGTTCCATACCAGGGCATGCTCTTCTCTCCACATACTGCAACTGGCCATAAAGATGACCCGCTGATCTCTCACGAAGAGCGTCGTGCGGTATTCCACAAGGCTCTTCATACAGGTGACCTTGATGAGTACACCAAGAACGCCCGTACTGAACTTGGAAAAAGTTACACTCCTTCTAAAGGACAAGCAGAGAAGAATACGGCACTCATCAACCAGACCGCATTTGAATCAGGTATCCCAACACACCTTGCACAAAACATTGATGTTAAGGCTGTTCTTTATCCAAAAGAAAAAAGGGGTAATGCTGGTCACTTCAACTCTAACGGCCGATACATCGTTCTCCATAAGAAGACGCCCGTCACATACGAAAGAACTCCAGATAAAGAAATTCAAGTAAGTACAAAGGGCGCACCAATACAGAACCCTAACTTTAATAAGATGATTCAAGATCATCATTTTGGTACTGAGTGGTCTTGGCAACATGACTTAATGGGAGGTGGGTTTGAAAGAGCCGATGTTCATCTTGCAGATGAAAAGGGTAACCCGTATTCATTTGGGGGGGAAGAAGGGGGCCACCACCTCAGAGAACTTCCTGAAGGACACTCTCTCAATGTGTTTCCTGGATCAGGTAAAAGCACAGACAAGTACATTGCTACACCATTTAGAGTAGAGGGCAAGGGACGTGCTGGTCGATACGGTTACACTGAAACCTACAAGACCTTCCACACTCGTCATGAACGCATTCCTGGTGAAGGAACTGAAGTTATTCCAGGAAAAACAGTTAAAAAGTTGGGTACACCAAATATCTGGAGTGATGCTCTCGTTCATGAGATTGGCCATTCTGAAGATCCCCATGTGAAAGATGTATTGCGCCATAGAAGTCCAGACCCCGTAGCAGAAGCAACTGCAGACGGATATGAGGATCGCTTTAATCGGCATAAGGATAATTACGAAGAGGCATTGGCCCCTTCACCACGACGAGCCGAGGAGATCAAGAAGACCAGTTATGGTTCTGACAGATGGAACTCTAAACTTCATAGAGCGTTGTATGCTGCTGTTCGTCAGCATGTCTCTATGGGGGACACACACGCCCAAGACATCATGAGTCGATCACAGGCGTTTGCAAACACAGGACATTCACTTCCTGATGCCCCTGGCAATTACCGTAAGATTGCTAACACAGATGAGAAGAACACTGCAGGGAAGATGCTTCTTGGACACCTGTACTCTACGCACGCACACGTGCGGGATACACTTGGGCACCTAGGAATGTCTGACATCGGAGAAGATGCCGCTAACCATTATCGTAGCAGCATCTCTGATGCTGGTCGTAATCCTGGGTACGAGCAAGGACACCTCTTTGAGTAAGAACAACCACTTCGCAACAGGAAAGAATAAGAATGGCAAGAAGGCCATCATATTTGATCTTGATGGCACACTAGCAGATACGGAAGACTATGAAGCGCTCCACAAAATTAACAGTGACGAGTTTCGTGCTGTTGCTCGTCATGCCGAACCTTATCCACAAATGGTGGCTAAAGCGATTGAGGCAAAGCGAGCAGGACGAGACGTCGTCATCCTGACGGCTCGATCAGCCCACTACCGTAAAGACACCACCGAGTGGCTTCACAAGCATGGTATTCCTTATGATCAACTCTATATGCGCCCTATCGATAACAAAGAGAAGGACAAGAAGATCAAAAAGGAAATCCTCGAAGACCAGATCCTCCCTAACTTCAGGGTGAAGAAGGCCTACGATGATAAAAAGAAAAATGTTAAAATGTTTCTCAAAGAGGGCATTGACGCAGAGCAAGTAAACTAGAGGGGGCTCTAGCAACCGAGGGGTTGAAATGAAGGATAACTTGAAACTAATAAACAACGTACTAATGCGTATCGTAGCAGCATTCACAGCAAGCGCCCTTGGTGTTATTGGTGCTGGTGCAGTTGCTGGTATCTCAACAGTCAAAGCAATGACTGTCGCAGGTATCACCGCTGTAGCAGCCGTCATCGAGAAACTTGCTCGTGGCTTCATGGATGATGGAAAGTTATCTCTCGACGAGATCAACGCCGCATTCTCTGCTATTGATACTAACGCCAAGACTGCTGCTGACCTACAGGTCGAAGCACGTCAATCAGGACAAGCAATTACTGTAGGAACTGATGGAACCATCGCTCCTGCAGCACCTGCTGCTCCAGTCGCACCTGCAGCAGACGCAGTCCCTGCAGAAGCAGCAAATCCTAACTACAACTAATTACTAGTTGAGTAAAACCCTGAGCCTTTGAACTGAAGGCCAAAGGGAGCAAAGACCCGCTGAAGAGCGTAGCCACATTGTTCGCAGATGTATTCAGGTTCTGCGTCATGGATGCTACGCTCTTTTTCGTAGTTAAGGTCGCATTGAATACAGGCATAGTCATATTTAGGCATCGTTATTCTCCAAATGTTTAGTCTCACAATACCGTGCCATGGAAGCAACAACAAATTGCTTACCGCACAGTTCGCAGGTGTGTCTTTTGTCGTAGGTATCTATACCCGTATTATGTCCATACATTTACTGAAAAAGAGGGCAAAATTAAGACATGTTATCCAATCCACAGTTTGGCTCCCAGAGCATGACCCAGTCTAAGCAGGCTATGCCTGAGACGGGTAAGTTTGATGGACCTGCAGGATTGAACTCTTCAGGGGCACAGAATCAGTTTGCGGCAAACACCACCAAGCCTCTTGCAAAACCAGGCTTTAACTCATGACCACTGCGGTTGAGGTTCATGCTCCTATAACCGCTGCACACCGTTGTGACCAATGTGGCGCCTCAGCAATGGTTCGGGCAACACTTAAAACTGGAGAACTCTACTTCTGTGGACACCACGGTCGAGATGCAGGAAAGACATTAACTAATCAGTCAGTTGAGATTTACGATCCAGAGAATGTCATGAGATATGGCAAGTAACCCACTGACAATGGTGGACTACTACAAGTTGTGGCAGCCACTGTCTTCTTCACAGTTTGCTGGTAAAGGAATGTACGGAGCCATCAAAGAAGATGTTGGCGCATACGATAAAGGAAATATCAGTGAGCAATCTTAGCCACCAGTTCGATGATGCGGAAAACATTGAAGACATTCAACGCCGCAGATTCCATCGCCGTCATGAGTCAGGGTTTGTCGGTAACGGCTACCACTTCTTTAACTATCCGTACATGATCGGATCTGTTGGCGGAGGAACTCTTACTCAGACACAGTCTGAGCAGAACGAGAACCCAGTACAAGAACAAAATGAGACACCTCAGCAAGAAGCAGGCGAGACTGCAAACGCAGGCACAGGCATGGGCGAGGGTGGAACGGCAGCGGCTGCTACAGGAGCAGCAGGAGGGTCACCAGCATAATGGCACGTCCAAACCCCAATAAAAGAAAACAAGTACCTTTAGTAAAAACTCCTAAAATAAAAGTTGGAGTAGGTAAACC